ATAATCTAAATCCTTATCTCTAAATTGTTTTAAACTTGCAAGGCTTTTAATCTTCTTCTCATCTGTATAACCTGGCTTGTTATATCCTCCTCTATTTGTTCTATCTCTAAAGCCATAGAAGTTTGTATTCTGACCACCATGAAATCTACATTTATAAATCTGAAATCCATGTTTGTTAAAGCTATTGGTTGGAAATCCTTTTGCCTGACATGGCTTTCCAGATAGCTTTGACATACCAGAACAGAATATCTTTTTACTCTTGAAACCAGCCATATCATTTTACTTTTGGCTTACCTTGCCAATCTAAATTATTTCTTTTATTATATTCCACCTTGGCTTTATAAGCTGATGATCTACTCTTGATTGTCTTTGATACCGCTGCTGTCATGGCTTGTTGTACAATATGCTTTGGCACAGCTCTTTTATCACGCAGCTCTTGCTCTTGTTGTTCAATGGCTTGTCGTATGTAATAAGGATGTTTATTTAAATGCTTATTTAATTCTAGCAGGGGTACACTAGCCAGTTTAATAATCTTACTTTGTTTATCTATATCCCTATTATTTATAATCTTATCTATTAAACTTTTATTACTTAGTTCTATTATACTAGTTTTAATTATATTAGTTTTATTAATAGAGCTAGAATCTGACTGTCTGATAGGTAGAATCTGGCTATCGCCAGTTAGATTATGACTGTCAGATCGTATAGATTTGTGAATAAACTCAGGGTTAATCTTATATAAGTTAGAAGAAGATAGCCGCTTTTTCATAATAAAACTGTGCCTTACCAAAGTGTTAATTATAATCTTAATTTTAGACTCAGAATACCCTGTCAATTCCTTAATCTTAGAGTACCTAGGGTAGCATAATCCAGATCTAAAGTTAGTAAATCTTAACAACACAATTAATATAGATAAGCAATCGCCTTTCCTCTTGCTTGGCAGTGAGAGAAATAGGTTGTGATTAAAGATACTCACATTCAATCTTATATGAGACTTATTAGCCATTAAACTTCATTACCCCAACAATCCCAGCCTTCAGTCTTTTGTCTGGCAAATAATTCAATAGAAGTTTTATCGCCACAAAAACCCTTTATAACATCTCTAAATAATTGTGGCTTAACACTATGACCAATGGGTTTGTGTTCATAGCAAGTTTTAAACTTACCAATTCCAGGCTGTCTTACCCATTTGTTTTTAAGTTGAGCATATAATAAAAATTCTGTGGACCACATAAAACTAAATGGAGTAAAGCCATAAGTTTTATTCCAAGTGATAGTACAATTATATTTAAAACCCCACTTATCAATTATGTCAAAAGTCTTTGGTAAAAATGTATGTGTAGTCCAGATAAATAAATGACACTCATCTGGGTTTGTTATTGATTGTATAGGTAAGTTAGTTATATCTTCAAGTTTCATTGTCTTGTAAGGCATATCTAATTGTGTTGGTCTAACATTCCTTGATATTAGTTTTATATTCCAAGGTGGATCGGCATATATAATCTGGTACTTTTTATTAGGAAAAGGTATCATCTTACCTTGTGTTTGCACACTTTATCATGTTGTATCTGCAAATCCAACATAACATAGTACCACTCCTCTTCTAGAATATGGTTTAAATCGCTTTTAATAGGGTATAGACGCTGAACTTTGAACTCTAGGCTGTCGGTATCTGGTATAGGTTTATAGTATAGCAAAAAACAAGGTATATTTAAGCCTTCTGCTATGGCTTCTACAACATTAGTATATTTCTTATAGTTCTTACCAGTATCATAGACAGTTTCAATAACTGCTAATGGTTTCCAACAAGGTTTGTTAATACAAATAGGAACTGAATCAATATCTATGTAAGCAATATCATTACATTTATTTCTATGCCATTCGGAATAGAAGTCGCCAAATCCACCTACAAAATAATTATATCTTGCCATTTAATTCTGCCTCCATAATTGATAATCCAATTTGTCTTGCGATTTGTGGTACAATAGAATTGCCAAGAGCTTTTATTCTGTTGGATCTATCTTTGTCCAGTTCATAGGATACCCCATTAACAGTTCCACAAAGTTCGGATTGAGTTTCCCACCAGGTTTGTTGTTTTTCAGAACTTGTCTTGCCATTGTGTTCTGAGATTTGTTTCCCAGTTTCCAAGTTGTGTTGAAGTTTATATCTTTGTGATCCCTCGCCATTGGAGTTGGGTACATCTCTACTGCTATCTTGTTCATCACATCTGGAAGCGTAGCTCCATATCTCACTCCAGTTTTTTTTCTTGTTGATGTCCAGCCTTGTTCGTTCATCTGAACTTGATTTGGATTTACTGGTGGAAAATAATCCCTTGCTCTCGGAGTTGGGTACATATTTACTATCGGTTTGCCATACATCACTTGTTCCGATAGACTGCCTGGAGGCACTGTCTTTCTCCCTATCTTGGACCGGTATTCTTTTCTCTTCTCCATTGCCTCTTCTGATCTCACTGACATGTCTGTTGCTGTCGGAGTAAGCCATAATCCAGATTCGTTTCCTTTGATGCCATGCACCGATGCCTGAAGCTGGAATAATAATACATTGGCTTTTGAAACCTTCGTTTTCCAAGTCATTAAGCACCTGTCTGAGTACCATGCCTTCGTTGATATTAACAATGCCTTCAACATTTTCTCCAATAACCCATCTTGGTTTTGTTTCTCTAATGACTCTAAGCATTTCATCCCAGAGGTAACGATCATCTGCTGTTGACTTTCTTTTTCCTGCAACGCTGAATGGTTGGCAAGGAAATCCCCCTGTAACGACATCTGCTTGGTACTTTTCTCCTTTGACATTTCTTATATCCTCCTCAATGTTAATGTTGGACCAATGTTTCTTTAAAACCTTTTGACAGAATTTATCTTTCTCTACAAAGCCAATCGTTTCAAAGAAACCTGTTGATTCTAAACCTAAACTAAACCCACCTATACCAGAAAATAAATCAAGCGTTTTTAATTTCATTCTTAGTTCTTTCTTGCATAAGTTCTATATGTAAAACCTGTATCTCTTCGTTTAATCTATCTATTTCTTTTTTAAGTATGACAATCTTATCTTCATACATCTCAACGACTATTTCTACTGTCAGTTCTTGATCAATCATTTTTAACTTTCTATTTTTTCTAATTTAATTACATTGCAAGTGGGTATGCAAACGACATCACCAAAATCCATTTCATCACCATCTATACTAAATGTTGCAAATATTTTTGTGTGTTGTTTATTCGTAGAAAATAAATATCCAAGTGTTGTGCAAATAGCTGGTTTTAAATTAACAACATCATTATAACTATTCCACGAATCTCCACCTTGAATATCAATCCACTCACAAATTACTTTATCATATTTTATACTTGGCATACCACTCCTGATAAAAGCTATTAGGATCAACTCCTGTCTTCTGAGTAATTACTTTCATAAATTTAGGATGAGGTATTCTCTCTGACTTTAAATACCTAATCACAGATACGATAGGATTTTTTCCTGTTAATCCTATGAGCTTGGCAAGATCTTTGTTGCTAAGTTTATTCTTTTGTTTGTAATCGTTTAGTGTCATTTCTTTTTCCTTTTGTTTCCAAAAGCATCAAACATTCTATGATACTTTTTAAGTAGTCGTTTTATTTGTTGATTGTATTTCATTGTTATCCTTTCGTTTTGGCATCATAACCATAAAAGTTATTAACAGTCAATGTTTATTTAAGATTGACTTGAATTGTTAATATATGTATTGGTTATCTAAAAAATGAAAGGTTTATAATGGTTATTGATTTAACAAAAAATAATTCTATTGCAGCTATTAAAAATATTGATGAGGATTTGGCACTCTCTTATTATTCTAAACTAGGTTTGGACCACAGCTCACCATCACAAGAGAACTTATCAGATTCAGATTGGTTAGTTAGATACTGCCACTTCAATCAAGAAGATAGAAGACTGATGAACATCTCTTATCGTATGACTGCTGGAGTTTCTATTGGTAGAGCATCACAAAAGTTCTTATCTAAATATATGTATGATGCTGAGAAGAAAATTCTTAATGAGAAAAAAGATTTAGATACAGTAATACAAGAAGAGTTAAAAGAATATGATAAGTATCAAGCACACAATGAATCTGATAAAGAGCAACACGAAGATACAAAAAATTATCTTACAGATATGATTCGGCTTACAGTGAAAGCTGTTCAAGACATTGGTTTAGACAGTGAGTCTGCCAGTGAAAGATATTGCACTCATAAATTTAAAGAATTAGTTTTGCCAAAGATCGGAAGAATAGATTATGAAGATAATAAAAATAAATTTATAGAATTAAAGACTAAGCATAGATCAAAAAGAAAATCAGATACCAAAGCAGGTTTTAGTTGGATCAAAGGTTATTTACCTAAAGCACCTGATGTTAATCACGTTAAGCAATGTGCTTTCTATTGGAAAGCTACTGGTAAAACTCCTCACTTGCTTTATGTTAATCAAGATAGCTACAATGTATTTACTCCTGATACTTGCGAACTATTAACTCCTGAGTACATGGATTTCTTAGTTCAAGGTGATTTAATTAAAGCAAAGATCAGACAGAACTTAGTTTATCTTTGTAAAGGTAATCCATTTGAGATGGCTAAATTAATTGCACCACCAGATTTTTCTGGTTTCATGTGGAAAGATATTCAAGAGGAGTATGTGCGTAAAGCAGCAAGTCTTTGGGACAATGTGTAGAATCATGGATATAAATTTTTATAAAAAAACTCATTATAAGATTATGGAAAGTTATAGGCATGATATTATGATGCGTAAAATTAAAGAGAGAGAAGATAAGGAATTTAGAAATATGTTTATTAAAATATTCTTAATTATTGTTATTGCTATATTGTTATTGGCAGTAATTAATAATTATAGATGAAAGTAATTCTAATGTTAATAATGATGAATGGTACAGTCTATAATCTAGGCTATAAAGTTGAATCTTATGACGCTAGAACTTGCGATAAGTTATTTGACAGTGTAACTTACAAAGGAAAAACAAGTGGCAAGAATAAGCATGGTACTTTTTATAAATCAAAAGAAGTATTTGCTTATAGCTGCTCAATAGAAAAAACAACTAAAGGAAATAATGAAAGAAAAAATAAAACAGGTTAATGAATTGTGTGCAGCCAATGGTGCTTACATAAATCAACATGGTAAAAAAACTGTATCAGCTTGGTCTAAAGTTAAATACTTTAGAGAAGTATTTGGTACTGAGTTTGGTATCAACTGCGTAATACAGGAACATTCAGATCGTTATGTTATAATGAAATGTTTTATAACTAAATCAGATCCAGAACATATCATAGCCACTGGAATCTCTAAGCAGTTTAGGGATAAGCCAGGTTATATTGAGATTGCTGAAACATTTGCAATCACACGAGCTTTAAGTTTCATGGGTATTCTTCTTGAAGATATAACTTCAAAAGAAGAGTACGAGGAATTAGATATTCCAGTACAACCTATGAATACTAAAGGTACATCATCAGCCGCTACAAGATATGATGAAGGTACAATTAATGAACTGATAAAGAAGGTTCACTACGCACCGCACACAGCGAAACTAGATTTCCTTTGGCGTGCCAACAGAGAACTACTTGATCA